TGGAGAAGGTGGGTATGTCTACCACGGAGATCCACATAACGAATGCGCTCAGGGCTCACGGGCGGAACCTGTCCCTAAATGCCCGGAACCTTGTTTTGCTGAAACCTGCGGGCAGGTCGAAGGTCAAGCGCGTGGAATCTGCGCTGCAATGGCCATTGAATAACGGCAAGCTCTTTTATGCTGACGATATCCCCTCAAAATACATCGATGCGATAATGGAAGAGATGGATAAATTCCCACTTTACCACGTTGATATTCTGGACGGCATTGCATACGGATACGATATGTTCAAGGAATTCAAGTTCACGAGTTATCTGAAGCAGGACAACACGCCTGAAGCCCAGATAGTAAAGATGCTTCAGAGCAGGCAGGAAGAGAAGTACGACCCCCTGACTTTCGGGATGGAGGCCAGTAATGGCTGATTTCGGGATAGGCGAAGCAGCGGCGGTAATGGCAGCGGAGGGTGCAGGCGAAGCAGCGATAGGAGCAGCGGGTGTTGCGGGTGCAACCACCGTAACAGCAGGGGAGATATCGCTGGCAGGAGAGGCAGCCATAGGCGCGGCAGGTGTAGCAGGAGCAGCGGGGGCGGGGACAGTTGCAGCGGGAGCAGGATCGGCGGCGACGGGCTTATCAGTAGCCGGAACAGCCTTCTCCGCAGCAACGAGCCTCTACTCCGCACTTAATGCGCCACAAATGCCAAGTCAATCTGGATTCCTGCCGAGTTCGACCACGGTTTCAACGCAGGATACTGAGGCGGCGGCATACGCAACGGCACTATCATTGAGAGCGAGGCGCGGTCAGGCATCGACAATTCTTACGGGACCGCTCGGGGTGACGGGTCAGGGTCCCACGGCAAGGGCGACACTGGGCAGTTAATTATGGGAGAAGCGAGGAGGAAAATGCTCATGGGGGACGTTATAGCAAAGATCACGATTACCCTAAAGAAAAGCGGCGTTGATGTTCAGGCTCCGACAGATAAGGTAATGGCATTGGGGATGATTGAACTGGCGAAGAACATCATCTTTGCCGTAACGCCTGAGCAGGAAAAGAAAAAAATCATCGAGGTTGCGCCATTAATAGGAGCGAACATTGGCTGATACCAGAAGCGACGACGACAAGGCAAAAGATGCGCTTAAGTATCAGAAATACCTTGCGTCACTAAGACTTCCTTTTGAAAGTCAAATTGACAACATCATAACTTATGTCAATCATTCACGCCGGAAGATAGTCGACAAGGAAGCGAAGAAGGGTCAGAAGACAGGCATCGAGGTCTATGACGGGTCTGCGATGCTGGCGAAGAACCTTCTTGTCGATGGCATGGTAGGCTATCTCTGCGGTCGCAACATCGACTGGTTTGCATATGAGCTGCCGGGCAAATTCAATTTCCCGCGTACTTCTCAGAACATGAGGCATTGGTCGGGTAAGCGCATGGACGCGATGCCCGCAGTAAGGGAATTCCTACAGGACTGCTCGGACGTTTCCTACAGCGCATTCAATCGGTCTAATTTTTATGACATCGTTCCGGAGTTCATAGGCGATGGCGCCACTGTCGGGACAGCCACCCTTATCGCGGAAGAAGAAGTAGGCGAGGGCAGGATCGTTTTTACTGTCCCTCATTTCAGGGAGAACTTTATTGCGGAGAACCAGTGGGGAAGGGTCGATACTAATTACCGGCTTTATAAGCTCACGCTGCGCCAACTTAAAGATAAATTCGGTCTGGAGAAAATGAAGAAGATCGACCCGAACTTTGTGACTTCATACGACGCCAATATGCACGCGGAAAAGGAGATTCTTCATGCGGTCTATCCCCGAAGCGATTACGACAACGGCAAGCTAAATGGAAAGAACAAACCCATCGCATCTCTGTGGGTTTACCTGTCCCCGCTCAAATTAATTGAGGAAACAGGTTATGACTGGCTACCGAAAATAACCTGGAGATGGAGAAAGAATAATGATGAATGGTATGGGAGGTCGCCGGCATGGGATGCTTACATAGACATAATGCTGTCGAATCAGCAGGGGCGGTCAAACCTGATTGCAGGTCACAAGATGGTCGAGCCTCCGATGGTGGGATTCTCCGATCTCAGGGGCACGGTAAACGCAGGCCCGCGGGGCTGGACGTTCATCGACAGGATGACGGCAAAGAATTTAAGCGAGGTAGTTCCGCGTCCCTTAACAACGGGAATTCAGTTACCGTATTCCGTAGAGGCTCAGGGTAGGACGGAGAAAATCATCCGCGAGCATTTTCATGTGGATTTCTTTTTGATGCTCTACCAGGCGGCCATGAACAAAACCGAACTGACGGCGACCCAGGTTATCGAGATGATGGGAGAGAAGGCAGCGGTTTTAGGAACTCGTGTCGGGATGCTGCAATCGGAAGCCTTTGGGCCGATCCATGACAGAGTTTTTGAAATAGAGTGGGCGGCAGACCGCATGCCAGATCCTCCGCAGATTTTGCAGGATTTACTTGGTGTGAGCAAAAGCAAGAACACTACCGCTCCCCCGGTTCAATACCTTGGCCCTCTGGCACAAGCGCAGACGCGGCTTACAAAGTCTCGTTCGATCCAGGCAGGCCTCACCATGATAGGTCAGGTGGCAGCCATAAAGCAAGAGGCTATGGACATAATCGACTGGGATGGCTCCGTAAAAGAGATTCTGGATTCGACCGGATTCCCTGCAAAGCTGATTCGCAGCGAGACCATGATCAATAAGATACGGACGATGCGAAAGGAAGCTCAGGCGAAGCAGCAGCAGATCGAGAATGCTCCGAAACTCGCAAAGGCAGCGGCATCGGCAAGCAAGGCCGCACAGCCGGGCAGCCCCATGGAAAAGATGATGGGCGGAGAGGAAGGCGAGGCGGCAAATGGTTGATGAACTTGACGAGAACTTAGGGCTTGAAGAATCGGAAGATGAAAAGCATGAACGGGAAATTAAAGACAAATATCGTGCCCTTTTTAGTTCTGGCATTGGTGTTGAAGTGCTTGCAGATTTTCTTGCCCTTTGTCATTTTGGTTCTACACTTGATGCAGATAACAAAATGCAAGTTGCGGAATATAACGTCGGCATTGCTCTCCTCGCACGGTGCGGGGTTTTGCAGGCGGACAATTTTGAAAGCGTGATTCGCGCTTTGTTGGGCTTACGCGGAAAGCGTAAGTGACCAAAAGGAGGATTTGAGAATGGGAGCAATTAATTTTTACAGGAAAAAGACGGATTTGGTTTGGGCAGGAACGAGCGGGCAGTTAATTAAAGGTGTGTTCAATGCGACCACGGCAGGCTACGGATTAAAGCTGACTCCAGATCGCACATGGATTGAAAGAGGAAACGCAGACGATGGCGGTAAAGTGCTGACTGGCACAGGAGCGGCTTATTTGTTTGGTTCCCGGCGAACGCTTCTAACCGCTGTCCAGACGGGGAATAACTCGTTTTTCGGCGGTTGCGACAGATTAAGTATCAATGCCGACGAAAGTGCTGTTACTGGAGTCATGGCGGCACATTGGGCGATGCTGGAGAATAAGGCATCTGGAAAGGTAGGCGGAGCGTGGGCGGGAGCCGTTCGAGGAGATTTAAACCTTCATTCTTCTGGGGCTAATGCGTGTATCACATCCTGTTTCCTTGCGGCCTGTGAAAGTTGTGCCGGAACGCACACAGCCGATGTCGTCGTAATCCACGTTCCTACTCCAGAGGCGGGGACGTTCGATCATCTTTTTGAAATTTCATCTGCTTCTGGTTGTATAGCAGCTCGAAATGTTGGGGCAGCATCGGGAAAGGAGATATTAATTTCGATTGATGGGAGTCCCTACGCTTTGCAAGTCTACGCGACACAGTAAAGAGAAAGGAAAAATTATGATTCTCGACAGCGAAGAACAGCGCGGAATAATTCTTAATGCCCTTATGTCTCAACCGATTCAGGGAGACCTTCAGGGTATCATTGAAACATTGCCTAAATTTACGGCTGTTGTTGACGCGGTGAAAAACGCGACCATAGAGGAGGCAAAGAAAGATGTCTAAAGGCGGCGGCGGTAAAGGTACTGGGAAAGGCGAGATGCTTGAAAACGATTACTTCATTATGAAGAACAGCAAGCAGAAGAAGAAGTTTTTACCGCCAAAAGCGAAGAAGAAAACCGCTATGCGGTATAGCGGGAAAATAGAGATGCACTATAAAAAAGCATAGAAAGGAAGGTTTTAAATGGCAGGCGAGATTTTAGCACAATTACCGGCAGACCTTCAGTCTCACGAAGCCCTAACCGGATTCAATACGGCTGGCGATATAGCTAAGGCGTATATTGATACAAAGGGTAAGGTGACGGAGTACGAGGGAAAAGTGAAGGAGTACGAGGGAAAGATTACTGACCTTCAAGCAAATTCAATCCCGAAGTTGTCGCAGAACGCCACGGACGCAGACAAGGCAGCATATTACAAGGCTATCGGAAGACCTGACAAGCCGGAAGGTTATGAACTTCTCGGCCCGGATGGAAAGGCGATGGACTCAAAAATCTCACAGTGGGCAAGGAATTTGTTTTTTGAAAACGGCATCTCGCAAGAAGTTGCAGGAAAAATCGGGAGCGCCTGGAATGTCTATCTGGGGAGTGTTATAAAGGCTGATGTTGATCTGCGCACAAAGGAAAGAGGCGAAGCGGAAACGAAACTCAAGGCGGAACTGGGAGACAAGTACGATGCAAGCGTTGAGCTCGTCAAGCGAGTGTGGAAGAAACACTCGGAAAGCGAGTTTGACGCCTTCGTGAATGAAACGAAAATCGGCAACGACCCGCGCCTTATCCGCTTCATGATCAAAATTGCGAAACTTACGGGAGAGGATATCAGCCCTCCGGGTTCACCAAGGCCAGGAGAAGGGGACGGCAAAGGCATCGTTTACGATAAGAGCCCTGCGCCTCCGAAAAAATAATCCTCTCCATTATGAGGAGGATAGAAAATGACAGCAACATCGGTAGCCATATTGGGTTATCCAACCCTGATGGATGTCGTCAATGAATATACGTCCCTCGACGCAATGGGGCAGTATATCTGGGCGGCAGAAGTTCTTAATAGGAAGTGCCCTCTTATCAGGGTGCTCCCCATGATCGCGTCCAATCAGATCATGAGCAACATCGGTTCAAGAGACAGCTACATCGGGTCTCCGGGAACCAGACGGTTCAATGAAGGCATCGTTCCGACCACAACCCATTCACAGCCCCTCTCCGAACCGATCGCCATGTTCGAGGATTATTCGGAAGTAGATTATGCGCTGTGGAGAATCCAGAATGATCCGAACGCTTGGAGGCAGAGCCAGGATCGCCGGAAGGTGGAGGGATTGACGCAGAAGCTCGAATACACCGTGTACTATGGGAACCTTGGCACATACGCCGGTGAGTTCAACGGACTTCTGACAAGGTTCAATAGCCTCTCTGTTTATCCGAATGGCGACTCGACATGGTACTACAATGTCCTTTCGGGTCTTGGCGGAACTTCAGCCAACACCACCTCGATCTGGATCATCGAATTCGGCGATAAAAAGGTTTACGGGATTTATCCTAAAAACCTGCCGGGCGGTCTTGAGATTGAGGATCTCGGGAAAGTCACAAAGGAAGCGGGCGCCGCAAGCCAGACAGCGGGTTCTCTCTATGAAGTTCTCCGTACGCACTTTACCTGGTTCATGGGTCTGGAAATAGACGATGAAAGATGCGTCCAGCGGTATTCCAGCATCGGAACCACGATAGGCGGTTCGGCGAATTTCGATGAGGAAATACTGATTCAGTTAAAGAATCAGCTTCCGGGAATGGGTGAAGATCCCGGCACGGTCATCTTCTGCAACAGAACGCTGAAGACGCAGATGGATATTCGTGCGGTGTCTCAGAAGACCAATACCTACTTCACGCAAGACCCGGCTACGGGTGATGTGTGGGGCAGGCCGGTAACACGCTTCCAGGGTATTCCGGTTATGGTGGCGGAGAAGATTACCAATACCGAAACCGGATTAAGTTAAGGAGGTGCATCATGCCAGTTTATGATTATAAATATCTTGTATCAGATACGTTGGTTGTCACAACGGATGCTTTTGGCCTGTATTCGCTGAATACGGGAGAAACCGTTCCGAAACTCAATAAGGGTGGGAAGTTCGGGCTGCATGTCATTGTTATGACGGCGTTCACGGGTGCGGCAAGTGGTGTTGATTTTGCCGTTGTCATCAGCGCGGCGGACGATATTGCAACAAGCAGCATCAAGCACACAGTCGCACGGGTTTTTATAGCCGCTCTTACAAAGGGAGCGCACATCTTTATCCCGCTCGGTTCTCAACCATTGCTTCAGTATATCGGTGCAGCTGTTCTGCATGTGAGTGAAGCAGTAACCGCTGGAGCCGTGACAATGTATTTCGGTGACGCGGAACCACCCTCATAGAAAGGAGAGTGTTCATAATGATTTGCAGTAAAGTAAAGTGTTTGAAGGACTGCATAGATGATCGGGCGGTGAGATACGACCGAGAAGGCGTGTACGATATCGACCCTGAGAATCCGTGCGCGATTTATTTTGATCTTCCGAAAGAGGGCAGGCTTATTGCGATTCAGGCGGAGAAACAGCGAAGAATAAAAACGTTGCAATCTCAGAAAGAACTCGGAAGGTCAAAAAGCAACTTGTCAAAAGCTGATCCTAATGAGTTCGATGCTGAGATAGCGTCACTCAAACCGGAAGAAGCAAAAGCGTAAAAAGAGGCGGGGGGAGTTCGCTCTCCCCGCTTTTAACCGGAGGATACCATGACATATTCACAGGTGGGTATCTGTAATTTAGCCCTGATCCGCATTGGTGCAGGTATTATCACCGCCATTGACGAAGGGTCGGCGAATTCAATCAAGGCTCTTGCGGTATGGGACTATGTTTTTGATGAGCTTATGCAGACAAAGGACTGGCGGTTTGCGAAGACGCGCTACAAAATGGCGAAGTCTGCCACCTCTCCGCTGTACGCTTATCAGTTCGCATATCCTTTGCCGCCTGATTTTCTGCGCCTTGTAAAGCCAAAGGAATCAACTTCAAAGGGTGTTAATCCCGTGGCCTATCCTTTGGGCTACTGGTACAACATCATCGACACGTCAGGATACTCAAGGTTCTTTAATTACGACCCCCCTGTTTATCCTGCCGGTTTACCATACGTCATAGAAGCCCTGCCTGATGACGGCACTCTCTGCCTCTTTACGGATTACAATAACTCTGCCCAAGACCTGTTCATCAATTACATCCGCAAGATTTCAATGTATGAACTATGCACACCTGCATTTATCAACTGCCTTGCAAACAGACTGGGCGCGGAACTCGCCGTGGCGATTACAGAGGACAAGCAGAAGGCGGACGGAATGATGCTGAAATACAGGGATTCCCTCAATTCAGCGGAAGCGGTTAATGAAAGCCTTGACTATCTGGACGATGAACAGGGCGGAACGGAATGGGAGAACGCGGGACGATGACCGAAAAAATCTCAATGCCACTGTCAAAGGATGCAAAGAAGAATGTCGGAGTAGTTGCCGGTTTTGATCCTGACGGAAGCGGCAATATAAACTTCGGAGTCATTGATCCTGACGGCGGTCAATATATGAAGGGTAATCCCTTTGTGGATATAGACACCATTTTTGTCTATAATCCAGACAAGACAGTTCAGCAGATCATCGCAACAGGGCTGAATCAAACCAAAACGACAGTTTTCACTTACAATCCGGATGGCACGATTGCCAGTATCGGAGTTGTAATAACTTAGGAGGATTTTTAAGATGGCAGATGGATTATTTTACAACGACTTAAGGGAACCATTTTGCGTCGCAGACCTTGCGGCGATTTCGCCACTGTCTACAGCAGTTGCACTCTACACGCCCTCGGCATTTCCGGTTCTTGGCGGTCAGTATTTTGCACGACCTGGAAAGGCGATAAAGATTCAGATTTTCGGCAGGTTTACATCAGCGGCTACTCCAGGCAATGTGAGTTGGGCTGTATACTACGGGACGGGAGCTTCGGCCAACGGTGTGCTGTTGGCGTCTTCTACTCCGAAGGCATGGCTCGCAAATCAGGCGAATATGTCATGGTATCTTGAAACCATCGTCACTTGCCGCACGACCGGCTCGGCAGGAACACTGTTCTGTACCGGCTACGTACTCCCAAACGTGGCGGCTGTCGTTTCCACCTTACAGCCTGTCCTGATTCCTGATTCCGCTCCGGCTGTTTCAGGTGCGTGCGATTTGACAGCAGCATTGATTATCAGTGTGCAGATGCTTCGTTCCGGCTCGACGGCGGAGACGGCACAGATTCATCAGATGCAAGTAACGGCATTGTGTTAAGCCAATGATAGCAGCGAGTCAGCCATTCATAAATTGCTTGAGCAATAGATTTTCTGCCGCCACTCAAGGCGATCAGGAGTTCTATGGCGGCAAGCCTCCGTTCATGCCAGCGGTGCTTCCTCAGGCATGGGGTACTTTGTATGGAATTACTGACACGGACATCAAACAGGCTCCTATTCCGCAGCCAATACTTTTTGGTATCCACGGCCTGAAGCTATCCCAAAGGGGAATGTTTCAACCCTCCAAGGCAATGCTTCCGCAGGTGTATCAGTGGGAGTATGCGGACAACACGCTGTATGGCAAAACAGATACGGACATGAAGGGGAGCGGGATGCCCCAGCCGTTGCTCCTTCTTCTCAATGGCTTATCGGCATTAGGGAAGGGTTTATTCCATCCGGCCAAATCTGTAATGACAGAGGGCGGAGTTTTCATGGATGGCAGGACAGATGCCAACTTTGACCAGTCGAATATTCCTAATCCGATTCTCTTTACTATGGGCTTGGGCAGGCAGCAGGTATTCCATCCCCTTACTGTGCAAGCCCAAATTCCCGACCCATCTATATTCCTAACTATTCAAGGCACTACGAAGGATAAGACGGGCGCAGCAGTAATTGGCTTTACATTATATCTCTTTGACATAACCTCAGGAAAGCCCGTTTTTATCAAACAAACTACATCTGACGGGTCGGGTCTTTACTCATTTACCGTTGACCCTGGAAAGGTATACTGGATAGCCGACTACCGAGCGGGGACGCCAGATATGGGTGGTGTAACCTTAAATACTTTAGCGGGGGGGGCAAACGCGGATATTTTTGCGTATGATCCTACTGCCATCCCTGACGTAACGCCCATAGGCGCGTTGCTGACTAATATAACAACTGGTGGCCAAGAGATACTTATAAGTGCAACATTGACAGTTTCTGTCTAAGGAGAATACCATGAACATAGATGTCCTCATTCAGCACATGGAAAAGAAACTTGTAACTCTCCGGGAGAAGATGGACGTTGCTTCTGAGAAATGTGCCTTTGAACTTCACACTACATTCAGTAACGAATACAACGAAACGCAGATCACGCTTTATCTTCTCAATAAGGCTACACAGGACATACAGTATTACACGAACAAGGAAGTCAGAGACAAACTGATCCAGTACATTGTTAATAATGCAGTCCGCGAGAAGGTCATCGAGTATGTGCTCAGCAACCTGCCGGACTTGGCTTTCTATTTCAAAACGGAAAGCATCAACACAGTTGTTACGGATATAGTCGGCAAGGCTTACGATAACGTGATCGCGCCTGTGGCAGAGAGCGCCTATGACAAACTGGAAGAAGAATATTTCAAGGGGAAGGTTGTCAACCTAATTGAGAAGATATAATGCCAAATAAAATAAAAAGCGGGGTCGTATATGCCTAAGTCCGCGATACCTATCAACAGTTTCAATGCGGGCGAGCTCAGTCCTCTAATAGAAGCCCGCACGGATATCTCAAAATATGCCTCGGGCTGCCGGACGCTTGAGAACGCAATTCCTATTGTGGAAGGCGGTGCAAAAAAGATGCCCGGTACTTACTTTGTCGAATCCACAAAATACGCGAATCAGAAGGCGCGTCTTGTGCCTTTTTCTTTTTCTACCACTCAGACGTACATTCTTGAGTTCGGAGACAGATACATCCGCTTCTTCAGGAACGAGGGACAGATTCAGAATCCTGCCGGCGGATCTCTCGAAATAATAACGCCCTATGCCGCTGCCGATCTATTCGATCTCGATGTCGATACTCAGAGCGCGGATGTGCTTTATATTTTTCATAGGCTTTATCCACCTGCGAAAGTTGAAAGATTATCTGACACTTCATGGCTGTATGTTCTTCTTGCCTGTACGGGAACTCCCGACGTGGCGAAAACGAGTACAGGCATTGCAAAAGAAATAACGGCAATCACTAAAGCGGCAGATGCTTCTGTAACCTGTGTCGATCATGGATTCACTACGGGAGGCAAGGTTTATATTAACCATGTAGCGGGCATGGTGCAGATAAATTATCAGATTTTTACTATCACCGTTATTGACGCCAATACATTTACGCTCGGAGTTAATTCAAGTAATTATACTACATATTCATCCGGTGGGACGGTCGTGCAGGTCGTTAATTTATTTAATGGAGTGGGTGATTATCCGTCCTGCGGCACTTTTTTTGAGCAGCGCTTAGTAGTGGCTGGTTCTGATAATAATCCTCAGCGAATCAATGGCAGCGTTCAGGGAGACTATGAAAACTTCATATCGGATACCGGAGAGGATGATTACGCCGTTCAATTTGATATCATCTCGGGCAAATTAGACAGAATAAGGTGGTTGGTAGGTCAGCAACAGTTGATGTGGGGAACTTCGGGCGGCGTCGGAAGAATGGTAGGGTCTTCGGGCGGAGCCCTGACACAGTCAAATGTTGATTCAAAAAAGCAGATTACAACCGGCGTTGCCTCTGTTCATCCGCAGATTGCCAATGACGATATTCTCTGGGTGACAAGATCGGCAAAGACAGTAAGGCTTTTGCAGTATATCTGGCAAAACGATAAGTGGGTCGCTCCTGACCTTACCCGTGTTGCGAGACATATTACAAAAGGCGCCACGAAAGCGACTTCGGGAATTACTCAGACAGCGTTTCAATCAGAACCCTATCCCGTGTTCTGGGCGGTCAGGGCGGATGGTCAGCTTCTCGGTATGACCTACGAATCACAGGAACAGGTCTATGCGTGGTTTCGGATAGTCACCGATGGTTATATAGAATCCGTTGCCTGCATCAGCCGCGACAATGATGAGGATGAGATATGGATAATCGTGCAGAGAACGATAAACGAGAATACGGTCAGGTACGTCGAATATTTCAAACCCTATGAGATATTCTCGGCAATAGAGGATTCTTTCTTTGTTCATTGCGGCCTGACATGGGACGGCGGAGATCCGGTAGATATTACAAACATCACTCAGGCTAACCCTGCGGTCGTCACGGCTCCCGGTCATCAATTTCAAAACGGCGACAAGGTGCAGATTACAGGCGTTCTCGGCATGGTTCAAGTCAATCAGGATATCTCACAGGGCTATACCGTGGCCAATGTCAGCGGCGTCACCTTTGAATTGTCAGGGATAGATTCTTCCGCGACAATCGGAACACCGCCCGTTGCTAATTGGAGTCCTTATGTATCGGGCGGGTCTGTAAGGAAAGTGACAAATGAAGTGACAGGTCTCGGACATCTTGAGAACAAAGATGTAGTTGCTCTCGGTGATGGAGCAATAATCGTCGAAGATACTGTCTCAGGCGGAGTATTGAGCTTCCCTTATTACTGCAATTTGATTCATGTCGGCCTTTCCTTTGTAACAACTATAGAGCCGATGAATCCCAATATCGGCAGCCAGCAGGGGACATCAAGGGGCAAGAAGCAGAAAATCAACAAGGCCACTCTCTGCTTTTATGAAACATTCGGTTGCAAGATCGGTAAGGATTCAAGTCATCTTTACGAAGTGCCTTTTGGAACTGGAGTTAAACCGACATTGTTCACGGGCGACAAGACCATAGATTTAGACGGCAACTGGGATGATGAAGCTACGCTTTGTATTGTCCACGACAGGCCATTACCCTTTACGCTCAAAGCAATTATTCCACGGCTATCCGTGAATGAAGATTGACCTTAGAGTAGTGCCGTTCGCGGCAGAACATGCGATTGATATTATTGGTCGGAATCGGGCACACGGGAAAACGCTCTCTGAAAAGACGGTGAATGAAATGCTGACCGCTTATTTAAGCCCCGGCAGTGCGGCATTTACGCTCATGTGTTTCTCTGCCCCCGTTGCGTGTGCAGGTATTATTAATCTCGGATGGAAACGAGGCGAGGCATGGATACTGATTTCATCACTTTTCTATAAGTATAAATTGACTGCTTTCAGGGAACTTAAAAAAAGATTACTAGCGGTCGCTACAGAAAAAGGATTTCGCAGGGTGCAGGCGGTATCGGTTACGGAAGAATATGGAAAATGGTTCAAGGCTTTAGGTTTCGAGCGAGAGGGGATTTTGAAAGCATATTCGCCGATAGGCCAGGACGTAATCATGTATAGCAGAATATTTAACGGGGACACATAAAATGGATTTCACTGCTTCTAATATGGCGGCTATGTTTTCCGGCATAGGTGCGGTCAGCGGCGGCGTGTCAGCTATTGCCCAGTATAAGAAGGGGCAGGGAGAAAGCGCGGCCTATGACTATAACGCCAATGTCGCTCTTGAGAAAATGAAACAGGACGAAGAAGCGTCTGCCTATAAATTCTCTGCGCTCATGGGGAAACAGCGATCACTTTATGCAAAGGCCGGAGTAGATATAACTTCAGGTTCTCCGCTTCTTGTCCTTGCCGACACAGCGATGCAGGCAGAGGAGGAACGGCAAAGGATTGAATACGCCGGTGAAACATCCGCACAGTTGCAGAAGTATTATGGCGACGTTGCCGAATATTCGGGAAAGACAGGGGCAATGAGCACTTTCTTGACCAGCCTCGGACGCGCAGGACTGGGTTACACAGCAGCGCAGAAGGGCATTAACAGCCCATGGATAAGCTAAAGGATTTAATATGCCTGAAATACCGTTAGCACCAAGAGCAAAAGAAGTTCAGATTCCGGAAATGTCCCCCGGTATGGCCGGTGCGCCTTATGCCGCCGTTGAGAAGTCGGCGGAGAAAGGGGGAGCTCTCGCACAGTACGGAGAGAAAATTTATCGTGCAATTCAAAGCGCGGAAGACCATGTCGCTGCATTGAAAGCTGAAAACACGATCAACGGCGATATTGAGGGACTGGTAGAGAGTTATGCACAGCGCACCGATTACGGCAATTTCAGCGGTGACATTGAGAAGCAGTCGGCGGATCTGTTAAAAAAGCATCAGGAGATGCTGGGGAGTAACGAACGGGTATGGTCCCATGTTGAACCCTTCCTCGGTGCGAAGATAAATTCCGCCAAACGTACCGTGGAAATGAAGCGCCTGAAACTCCTCGTGGAAGACGGGAAGTATCAGCTTGATATATCCGCTGACGAGGCATCACAACAGTACGCAGACCTCACCCGGCAGATTGACAGTTCGGCAGGAGGAACGAAAGAAAAATTGATGGCACAGCGCGAAGCTGTGACGAATGAATATGACATGAAACTCCTCGATGCTTCGAGTAAGCATATTATCAACGAACACGATATGCACGAACGGCAGCAGAAGTTTCTCAAGAAGCGTGAAGAAGCGGAAGTGATTATGGGATTGAAGAACAACGATCCCTTACTGATTGCCCGAACGCTGGGGAAAATAGAGGCCGGGGCGTACAAAAACATCGATCCGAAAGAGATGGCAAACTTCCAGACTTACGGAGAGAACAGGCTTGAGGTTGTTAAGAATAAGATTGACAGGGAGCAGGGAGAGCTTGCGGTGAATGCTTCCATAGGAAAGCTCGAATCCAGGTGGCAGAACACGGACGGCAGCTTTGATTTTTCCTCGGCAGAGAGAGAGCTTCAAACTCCGGCCTTTCGCCAAGATAACGGACTTCTTGATAAGAATGGGAACCCTAACCGCAAGCTGATCAATGAACTGGAAACTTATCTCCATGCGAAGTTTTCCGATACTGAAAGAATTCAAAGGGAAGGGAAGGAGAAAGAAGCCACGGGCGTCATTCAGGCAATCGT